GTTGTATTGCAATACCTGATTGGTGGCAACGCTGGTTATTGTTACGTCTGAAAGATCATCAATAGAGCCGACAGTAGATGCAGTGCCCGGAACAAACTTGGCTCCGTCAAATTTAAGTACTTGGTTGCTAGTAGCACCAGTTGTGTCTACTTCAATGCCATCAATAAAAAGGGCAGGGACTTTTAGGGTGTCGTCTGTTTTGAGTACGTTCGCTGCGTCACGGTAGAGGTTTACGTCACCAATAGCAGTTCCGTCACCCCATACAAGGCGACCTCCACCTTGAACTTGAAGTCTTGCATAGGCATCTTGGTCTACAAAAATAGTCAACCCGTCAGAGCCAGCAGTTGTTAACTGCTTGATTGTAATTGGGGTTATAAATTTCTGTGCCACGACCTCAATCGCTTCCTATGTTGTGACCCCTCAAGGTCTATTTAAGTATTAGCCTACTACAACGATTGTGTAATCGTTAGCGGAAATAGTACCGTAGAGAACAACGGAGAGAGCATCTGCGTTAGAACGGGTTACATCCCCAATAACGGTTGCACCGGTTGATACTTCGTAAATCTGTACGTTTACATCAGTAGTATTAAAGTTGTGAGTAACTACGGTAGTAGAAACACCTGTGCTAGAAGCAGCACATCCCTGTTTAGCAACACGGGCAAGAGCGGGCGTGCTAGTTGTACGACCTGTGGCTTCAGCGGCTGCCGATCCCAAGTTAGTACGAGCAGTTGCTGCCGTTGAAGCACCAGTACCACCGCTTGCAACAGCAATATTTGTTGCGCCAGAACCCCAAACACCAGTGGTAATTGTGCCAAGTGTTGTGATTGAGGACTGACCAACATAGTTGGCTGAAATATCAATAGCATCAGACGTAATTGCTGTTCTGTTAGCGGTTACGTTGACATTGACTTGTGTGCCGGTCTTTGAGAGTCCGTCACCAGCCTCAAACGAGCCAGCACCAGAGAACTGCGTCCAAGTAATTCCTGTTGAGCCAACAGTTATTGTTCCGTCTGTGGAAATAACAAAACCCGAATCAAAGTTAACGGTTCCTTCTTCAACAAAAGCAAAAGTTCCTGATTTGAGTTCACCGGTATCGGCTGTTCCGTTAGCGTCAGAAGAACGAGAAGCGGCACCAGAAGCGACAGCAACGTAGATACCGTTTTCTGATGTAGTAGTTTGGTTTTTGAGAAGTACACGGTCACCAGCGACAAGTGTTACCCCGTCAATTATGTCTCCGGCTTCAAGTCCAGTTGAAATGGCTACGTTTGCAGTTGATGCCACTCTTACTGATTGTTTTACATCAAGCCCTTGGCGGGCCGAGTCAACATAGCCCTTGGTGGCAATATGTGCGGAATCTGTTGGGGTAGCGACTTTGGCCCGACCGCTTGCGTCACGAATTACTAGTTTACTAGCAGTAGCATCAGCAGTCGCATCAGCAAGTTTTGTGAAATCGGCAGCGCTGAGGAGACCAGCGTTTGTTCCGTCGGCAAGATTTGGTGTGACGGTTATCTGACCATTATCTTCAGTGATTGTTAAAGCAACAGAATGTGTTCCACCAGAGATAACGCCTGCGGTTACACCATCGTAGCCAGCAACGATTTTTCGCCAACGAGATGCCGTGGAGTCGTAAACCTTGATAACGCCTTCTTCGCTATCAAAATACATCCGACCATCAAAAAGGTTCGTACTAGGGTTGGTTGCCAAAACCTCAAACTTAGCGTTAACCAGTTGGTTCTGGTTGAGGTCAATGTTAGTTAGAAATTTCTGAGCCATTAAGGTTCCTTACGTGAGATAGGCAAATCCGGAGAACGCTGATGTAAAGTTTACTACAACTTGTGTAGTACTTATGTAGTTAATTTCCCCAACAACCACTGTTTTAGCGCTATCTACAATGGTTACCGAAGGGTAGCCCCCTAAGGCGTGGTTAATCGTCCATGCCGTTGAAACAGTCCCTTGGGTATGGATATGGCGGGTAGAAGTAGGGTAAACAAGATTTAATACTTGGTTTGGAGCAACGCCAGTAATAGTGGCACTTGCGTCAGTTGCAGTTGTAACTGTTCCAATAGTAAGAACATTTGGAGGTCCGGCAACACCGGGATCGCTTACTTCCAACACCTGTTCCGCTGGTTCAATTACAGTGGATACGTTTTTTTGTTGAGTGACCGTTACATACCTGTTAGGGGTTCTTGTAACTTCTATAGTGCTCATGTGGGCGGTGCTGAAACCGCTGCCTCAACTACAAGGGTTCCTGATGATAGGCAGTCCCAGTCACCTGCTGAGTCTTGTACAAAGAGGTCAAAGGAGTAAGAACCTGCGGCTACGTTGTTTGTGTTAGAAACGTGCAATTCTAGGGTGGCACCAGTTGCCGGAGCCAAATAACCACGCTTGTTGGCGGGTGTTAGGGCAATTACAGTGGCTTCAGATGGCGTGGCGGAATACCATCGCAAGTCTAGAACGGTAGTACCCGTGGATGTCTTAGCCTGCATAAAGGCACTTTGGACAGAGATAACAACCCCATCTGCGTCTTTCCAAGTGAAGGTACGGCGGTAATCCGTGTATTGCTTGAATCGGATTTCCATAGCCTGTGCGTCCTCCAGTGGGGTGATGTTATCTAATGCAGTTACAGTAATTGTACCCTGAGTGATAGGGCGCTGAATCCCATTAACAGTAGCCAACACGTCGTACTGTAGGTCGCCCAAAGGCAAGTCTTGCGTTTCCTCAGCAGTCAACGACAAAAGAACACCGTTTTCAGTAGTAATGCTTGTAGTTATTTCAAATTTTGAGGTAGTTCCTGTTTTAATGTAAGAACGGGAATCTGTTGGCTTTAGCAATTTGTGGTTGTACTTATTTTTGATGATTACTAACCGACTCCACGGCAAGCCACGGGTAAGTGCGTAATTGATAGTACGAGTCATGTATCTATTCTACTTCAGAGTTAGCCGTCTTTTTTTACGAGCACTCCACCAATGTGGACAATAAGAGCAGAAACACTGATAGCGAGGGCATAAGACTGTACTTGACCAGATAAAGTGATTAAAACTAGACCTGTACCAGCCAAAGTCCACGCTAAAGAATGTAGTTCTTTAATTAGTTTTTTAAACATTAATTCCTCATACCAAAACGGCGTTTACGAGACTCGGATGAACCGCTGGTATCACTTCCTCCCCCACCGCCACTTCCACCAGACGGGCTAGGAGCCGGTGCTGGGGGACTGGAAGAAGGTAAGGAAACAGTTGGTGCTACAAATAATACACCCGTTGCGGCTATCAGCGTTTTACGGGTTCTTACGTTGACTTTAGAGTCAACAGGAACGTATGTACCAAACTTCTCACCAAATACGTTAATCTCTGATTCAAAGGCGTTACGGACCGATTCAGGGGCATCCTGTACCGCTGTGATGAGTTGGTCGGCTTGCGCTGTAGACAATTCACCCGTGTCAATGGCATCAAAGATTTCAGTTGCTTGACTCGTAGTTAGAACTGCAAGTACCTCGGAATTAGTAGCAAGAGCCACAGCCTCTTTATCATTCACTCCGCTAGAGATAATGTCCTCAACAGCAGATTGAATTTCATCTTGACTCTTGTCCATTAACGTAGTTATCAGGGCTGCTACGGCAGGATCTACTTGTTCAGGGGTTGGTGCAATTGTTGTAGTTGGAGTTGCTATAGTAGTGGGAGTTTCAACAACGCTGGAGGTAGTAGATGCGACACTTGTGGAAGGCTCTGGGAGCGTTGTTCTTGGTATTGTGCTGGTGGTTGTGGCGACAACAGTCGTTGTTGTGGCAACGGTTGTCAAAGGAACATAGGCTTGAGTAGTAGTTGTAGGGGGGACAGTTGACGACGTTGTTGTGGTCGTTGGTAATTCCGTTGTTGTTGTTTGCAACATGGTGGTTGGGACCACGAGAATAGTTGTTGTAGTTGGTTCCTGAGTTGTAGTCGTAGGTGGCACTGTTGTTGTAGTGGTCGTAGTTGTAGAAGTAGTTGTGGTTGTACTAGTTGTAGTTGTGGTCGTAACTTCTGGCTGAGTAGTGCTCGTAGTCGTCGTTGGCACGTTTGTTGGGGCAGAGTCGGATTCCACCATGTAGAACTGGTTGTACCACCTATTAGGGTCGCCACAGCAAACACTTGTGCGTAGACGATAAATACCTGATTCCTGAACATTATATGAAATGTACGAATCTAGACCAAACCAGTCGTCATTTACGGCTACAACGGTGTCGGCGCTGTTGTAAAGCCATAACTGACTGTCAATGCCATATTGCTGGGCGTAAGTCCTTAGGGTAAAGGTTGTGCCGGACTCTAACTCAAAGTAGTAGTCATTGGCACCTTCAGTACGAAATGACTCTGCTTTGGCTGGAGATACGGGGTAAATAGCAATAATGCTAAGTAATACGGGAAGTAATGATATGGGGCGACTAATTATCCTACGAAAATTAAATCGTAACAATCATTCTCCTCTAGAGTATTTAAGGTTATTTAATTCTACCACTAGACACGAAGAGGGACCGCTCGCAAGCAGCCCCCCTCGGTGGGTTAGACCTCACTAATAATTATACACGATTAGGTATAATTAGTACACGCCCTCACAGCAGGCATCTCTTTGCCCGCATTGGTTACAACGATAATGGGCATGTTCCTGCCTCATGTCCCCACCACACCATACACACTGCTCTGACGTGTCATCAGAGCAAACTACTTTGGGAATTTCCATTCAGGGTTAATAGATTGACGGATATTGCGCTGAATATCACCTTGAATGTTTTTAATGGCACGGGAGTCGCTGGGGGTCTTAGACAAATGCACTAAACCATCTCCAACTATTTTAAGTTTAATGTGTTCACTACCAGCAGACGCAACAAACTTAACGTCATTATCTACAAGTTTGCCAAGAGTTTCACGAACGCCTTTGTGTGACGTTAGGCTCTTAATATGAGCGTGATTCATGTGCTGGTCTGAGTTTAGAGCGTCAGAAGCAGACATTACTTACTCACGTCTAAGGTAATGAGCCATTCCGTTTCAGCAAGCCGTTGAACGCCCAAAGTAATAAAGTTTGTAAAGCCGTGCGACTTAGCCGTGTTTTTGGCAATGTCAATAGCAGAAGACTGGGAAACTACGTTAACTGGGTATTTAACAATCATAGATATCCTTACGGCATTCCCATGTTTTTAGAGAGTCACGAGTGTTTTCTTCTGATGTAGTGTCATCCAGCAAACAAGGGCTGTCAAACAAAAAGGATAAGTCATAGGAGTGTGGAGACTTCTCCATAGCATTCATTGTCTGGTTAGCAACTGCCGACAAAAGTAAGTTTAAAATAAACTTAGTTGCGTCTATTGCCTTGATTAAAGCAATAAAACGAATACGTTTTATCATTTTAAATAGTCTTTACATATCCCAAGGAAGAGGGTACTTTTCAAAGTCCATGTCACCTGCTGGGTGATGGTGCTCTAAAAGATCCTGAGGCTGGAAGAAGGATTCTCCTCCGGCTTTATCTTGAGCAAGCAACGCTTTCCATTCAGGATGTTTTGGGTCAGCAACTTTGTACTCACGCACCATTTGGCCTTTACGAGATTGTTTTCCATCTATCATAGGATATACACGGGTGTCTGTAGGAATACTAGGAATTGGTGGTTGGCCCGATGTCCAAGAAGAGCCTGTACCGGTTTGGTAACGAGTATCGGCACCCATTAGTTCCATACCTTTAGCACGGATGGCTTGGCAACGAGGGTGTTCACAACGACCAGCAGTACGTAACATAAATACACCAGTTTGGTATCCGGGGTTTTGTTTGTGAGTTTCGTAGTACCTAGATGGGGCACCACCAAATGCTCCTGCACCTGAACCAGCCATAGAAGGACGTAAAGACGCAGGGTCATCACCACTGGAGCCTTCGTCAAGTGACGGGTTCTTAACGTAGTCACCAGAACTTCCTGCTGCTTCTTCTGAAACTCTAGCGGCATCTATTTTATTAACAGAACCACCCAAGTTTACTGAGGTGCTCAGTCCAGCGCCACCACGTTGTGCAGAACGTGTACGTGCGTAAGCAGGATCAACCCGTTCATTCATCCTACGAAGACCTTCTACTTGGTCAGCGGTAAAAGAACCATATGATTCTGCTTCAGGAGCGCCGGACTCAATACCGGCAAGTTCTGCGTCAGAAGGTCCACTTAGACCAGAAAACTGTGATGAGGAAAGATCAGGCATGTATGTATTCTACCTTATATTTAGAAGTTAGGATTACCAAGATTGTCAAATAGTGTTGTAGGCATTTGGTCTTCTTTGCCGTGTGCTTCATGGAACTCTTGCGACCTATTGCCGTATTTGTTGGGTTCGGCACGCCCGTGCAGAATGTCCATTTTGCGTTGCAAAGAGTCTGCATCTTGTTGTTTTCTTTTAGCACGCCACTCAGCCATTCTACGGTTTTTGTTTGGCGTAAAATCCCCTGAATAGCGGTCATAATCTTCGCCGGACATCCCCATTAGTGGTCGTCCTCAGAGTAGTGGTACATCTGCTGGTATTCACGATCATTGTGATTAAACTTGCGAAGTCGCCCACGCTTGTCGTAATATAGGATGTTACCCTCGTCATCAGCATAGGAATCGTCGTCTGGTTGGCTCCAGTTTTGGGAGGAAGGCATATCTACAGTATAAACTAACTCTTAGGTATATTATTGAAGCGGTAGGCTAACTGCCAGTAGAACTTACCCACGACGGGCCAAGTAACATTCGTACTTCCTTCAAACCATGATGTACCACTTGCGTCATTGGGAATTACATCAAATACGTTGGTAACATCGTTAAAATTCAAGGAATTCAACAACTTCTCAACCCTTGTCTCGTGGCAGTTCCAGTGATGATGAGCGCCGTCCCACCATTCCAAGCCGGGAACGTGGGTATCAGGAACATCTAAATGCTCCATAACTGACTCTACTAACCACCAAGGCTGAGTGCCATCTTTCCATAATTTAATAGTTTTATGAACGTCTGGACCAACAACAAGCATCGGTGCATTGGGTTTAGCAATGCGTTGCATATCTTTAAGAAATGTGGATACTTCTAACCATGGAATGTGCTCCAATACGTGACCCATATACACGGCATCAAACGTATTGTCTTCAAAAGGGTATGGTTCACCGGGAGTTACTTTGACATCTGGTTTGGTGTCTTCTGTTTCCCACGTATCCGAATTTACCCAACCCTGTGCATAATGGGTTCCACAACCTACATTTAATAGTTTCATTTGAGGGAACTACTTTCATCATCTACTGGAAAACAATAACCGTCACCGTGTGTGTATGCTTCAGGCATATCTTGTCGGTGGTTAATACCCGAATAATGGGCAATTAAAGATTTACGTTCCATATCGGGAATGTTTGGTAAAGAACCACGGTGCAATAGTCGCCCATGCCATAAAAGCACATCTCCACGCTTTGGTAGGTGAGAAGTTATTTCTGCGTTTCTAGATTCAATCTCTTCAGTGAACAAAGGGGTAAGTAGGCGCTCTGAGTGTGTAGGCCACCTGTGGTCACGCTCTGAAGGGTCAAGAGCCTCAAGTATCTTTTCACGAGTAACTAAAGGCCACTTATGGGACCCTTTAACGTATTGAAAAGGTCCTGAATCAGGATGAATAGTGTCTAAGGCAATCCAAGCAGCAACATAATAGTCACCAACGTGTGGAGGGTTTAAATAGGAATCTTGGTGCCAATTACGGGTGGTTGACTTCCAACCCGTTAAGTTAAGGTGCACACCTGCCGGTTCCCCAATTAACTTCTGCATTTCCTCTTGTAATGGTCCATAACAAAGGATGTCACGTATTTCTTCATGCTGGCGATAAGGGGTGCAGTAATCCCATCCACCTAATCTTGGGTTTACACCCTCTGGTCCATTTTGACGCAACCAGCATTCTTCGTAGGCAACCATTAACTCTTCAGGAATAAAGTTCTCTAGAACTACTACTCCGTCTTCATTCCAGTCAATGGCACCATTTGGGCTGTACGGGATTGTTATATCGTCTAGTTTCACAATTTAAATCCTAGTCTATTTTTTGTCTACCTTGTTAAACACATCATTAACTTCGTCGGCATCAAGTTTGCCGTCGTCCATGAAGGCTCTTGCAAGACCTTCAACTACAAATGCTACACCACCAATACCCGCCATAAAACAGGCTTTAAGTGGGGAAACGCCTGCTAAGGCTCCGGCACCAATTACACCAAGGCCAGAAGCGGCAAATGCAGCCATAATTCTAAATAAAATGTTCTTCATTACATGCTTTCTCTATAAGGATATAAACATGTTATTCATCGTCTTTAGAAGTGGTTTCACGGATAAACGCCAAGGCTTGGCTAACTATTAAACATGAGACCACGAATATAGCAACAACTGTAAAACGCATTAACCTATTGTACTACCCGCCGTTGCGATAGAATCCCCTACCAACAAGATTTACTGTTGGAGCGCTAAATACACGTTTTAGTTGTTCAGCGCATTCTGGGCAAAGCATAAGGGGTTCATCGTCATGGATTCCCCGTTCCTGCTCCCACTGGTGTTCATTTGGGCACTTATATTGGTACGTTGGCATGGCAAAGAGTATAGGCTAAAAAGTCTCCATGCCGGGCAAGGGAGTGTTTTCCGCTGGTGCAGGTGTTGCTTTTTGACTTGTTTTTCCACGTAATTCTCTTAGATGCTTTTTTGCACGACGCATTGTGCCCGCTGGAATCTCATGCATTGTGGAATCTTGCCTAAAATCGTCAAGTTCACCAGCGTTCATAGTGTTTTCCATTAAACTCATGCTGTTATGGTTTGAAATTGGCTCAGTAGTCACAGGCAATCCTAGTTTTTTAGCGTGTTCTACCAGTTGACTACTGTATTTAGACAAATCGTTACTAGGAACAATTGGTGCATTGTACTTTTGATGTAAATTTGCAACCATTGTTGGGGCATGAATACGCAAACTAGGGTCAAATACCATGTAATTTACGTGAATCCCAGCCGGGTTATGACTAAAAAGGGTACGATTGCCATTATCGTCCGTACTATGGTAGTAACTGTAGTAATCTGGCCTGTATTCACCAGTGATGTTACCGTAAGGTCTTTCAAGGTTGCCAGAAAAGGCTTTTACAGATTGAGAACCAAGCACAAAATGGTCAAAACGCTTTGTGCCGTCACCCCTAGCGAATTCGCTTTCGTGGAAAGTACTCATAACTACTAGTATTCTTCTCTTTCGCCTACATGCTTAAGAAGTTGCTCTGTCTCTGGGTTATAAGTGTACCTTTGAAAACCATGCTCTTCGGTTGGGTGGCCCAAATTAGTGTAATGCTCAACATTAATAAGGTTAGAAAAAGGAGGTAATGGAGCAGTCAATATTTTCATGCTTTCACCAAGGTTTTTAAGTCTTCCCTCTGCATGCCAGTTACTGGTGTCAATTTTATTATGTGTTGCTAAATGTTCATGAATATCTTTAACTGTTTTATTAGTCATGTCGGGGTGTGGTGCCCATACACCGTTTGTATTAAAAGCGCCACCGCCGTTTTTATAGTTTATTTCAAAAAACCTGTCATGACCAGTGCCCTCTTCGTCATGTCTTTCATACCCAAGTTCTAGTGGAATCATTGCGTCAACCGCACGAGAGTGGTATCCAGTTTTAATATTACGACCAGTAGTAATACTGGAAACAAGTGGGCTTTCTGATTGCAATACGTTTGAGTCTAAATGTTCAGTACCCCAACCACCACCACCACCATGATAGTCTTTAAGGCTCAATGTATGTCCCAGCGCCATGCCATACTTTTTTCCATCAATGTGTGCTGTTTTAGGGTCTGTTAAAACATCATGACCCATATTGGAAGCATGGCGTAGTGCTTTTTGAACTCGGGTAATGTCAAGGTAATTGTCCATGTCTACTAGTTTACGTTAAACCCACGTTGAATGCCCTGAGACTTTTGAAACTTTCCTAGGGCAAGGGACTGGCGCATTTTCTGTGTAGCAGGTGGGCAACCATGGCGACCAGAGCAGGTGCTGGACGCAGTATAAGGATTCCCTCTATCGTCAAAGTGCAGGTGCCCCGGCTTTAACTCAGGAGTTCCGTCTTTACGAGTGTACTCTTGGTCTAACTCAGGCTGTAGAGATACTTCCCAAGCCCAGTCATGGTGCTCTTGTGGAATGAACTGTGGACCATCAGGTGCGGGCATATCTACTAGTTTACTTTACATTTACAATCTTGTAGTCGTAAGCGTTGTCGTCAGAGGTAAGCCACTTGCTACCGTCCTCAACACCCCATACCTTATCGCTTACTAGTCGCTCAATGAGCGTTTCACCCTTTTTGGTTGTATGAGAGGGGTCCCATAGTTTTATTCTATTGTTTGGCTGGATTGCAAAGTTGCCGTCTTCTCGCTCAATAACGTGCCCACACTTGTGGTTAGCGGAGTCTTCTGAGTAGTTTGTGTTCGGGATGTTGTTGTCGGGGTGGTGCCAGTCAAGAGTAAACAGGTAAGAGCCGTTTACGTCCTTCTTATGCCTGTCAATGTACGTGACAGACCTGCCACGCATGTGCTCAAATGTCGTTACTGCTATATAAGGGGAGAAGCAGTTCCACATGACTAAATCATGGATATCCACTTCAGGGCTGTCTTCTCGCATGCAGAACGCATTTATTGGTGCTCTCCACCAAACTCCCCCGTCTTCCATCAAGAAGTGGAACACAGGCGCTCTATCCGTTACTGAGGCGACTCCAAAGATAACAACTGGGAACTTTAAGTCATGACTGTCCTCTTGGTTCCGAAGGAAGTTGCCTCTAACAAAACAGTGAACTGGAGGAACATTGGCGTTAAGTTCAGGCATGCATGAAGTTTACTCTATATGCTTTAGCATGTACGGGTGAATGTCGTGCGTGAGCACATTACCATGAGATTCTGTCCATCCCCAAGGCGCAGAGTCAGGAAGTTCTACGGAGAACACTTCGTCGCCGTATTCTTTAGCGGTATTAAGGTCTTCAGTAAGGTACACGCCTGTAGGATGCCCCGAGTCTTCATACCCCTCTGGAAACTGGTCACTATCAGCAGCAGGGTTATTTGCTTTTAAGCCGTGCTCTTTAATTGACTCCACGTTATGCGCCCCTGTACCGTGGTAATAAGTACGAAACTGATGTGGATTAAGGGAAGCCATCTATTTAGTTTACTCTACTACCGAAGATTTTTTAGCCGTCTACTCAATCCCTGCCCCAAGGACCAGTTTCAACGTCCTTGTTCCTAAGCCCTAAGTAGTCCACTTGGTCGGGGTTAACCAGATGTTTAGGCAACATATAAGAAACAGAGCCTTTATCCTCAAACTGGTTAAGGTATGGCACTACTTTATTACCACGCCCCACATCTTCAACGGGCTTTACGGTTGTCTCCCACAAACTTCTTTGCTGTGGTCCATGTATGTTTTCGTTGTCTTGGGGATTAAAGGAATAGGCAGAATCTGAATCCATGTGTACTTCGTCAAGCATTGTTTTTGGAACCTTGTAGACATGGTGCCACGAACTTCTTCCAGCCCTAGTACGGGCTGCGCCCAGTGTGCCAAGGTGGATTACGTCGTTGGACTGGTTAGACGAGAAGGGACTAGAACCTAATTCTAGTAAATGCAAATCAGGATGGTCTTGAGTATGCGGGGGGACTGGGCTGCTACTTGCGTGGTACGCCAAGACATGTGTGCGTGGTCTTACCTGAACAGGTGTTTCTTGAGGTGTGGGGCGGGCAACGTTCCCAAATAAATCTAAATTGAGATGGTCTGCTGACATCTAACTAGTTTACTATGCCTAATCAAAGAGATTGAGTTGTTCTGGTTGTTTTTTAGCAGGAGCAGGCTCATTTTCCATATTTTCAAAATGGTGCCCCGTGGCTTTTTTAAAAGTATAATTGCGGGTTTGAACAAAAGTATCCCGTGCTTCAGGATCATTAAATAATTCTGGTTTATACCCATAACCGGGGCGAGTGCCTGCATCACTGCCTAAATTTCTTATAAGTCTTCCAAATTCCCCACCAGCAGCGTCTTGGTCACGCCTTTTCTGACCACGTGTAACACGGGCATGCGCCAAACGATAACCTTCTGCAACTCCTTCGGCACGTGGTAATACCAGTGAACCCATTGGATTAGTTGTAGTTGCGTTGTAGGTATGCCCTGCGGGGTCTTTTTGTGCTTTGATACGCTCACTATGGAATTTAAGTGGGTTTTGGTTAGCATCTAAAGCATGCCCAACTTCGTGCAATAAAGTAGTTTGGATGTTTGTAGACGTTGGACCCGTTTGAGACATGCCAATATGATAAGGCTCTTCGTCTGGAATAGTTAACTTAACTTCATGATTGATAGGAACATACGATGGATTGTCGTCACCTTTAGATACAGAAACTTGTAATTGACCTTCTGGGCGGTGTAATTTCTTTAAATCTGAAATTGGTGCCGTAGAACGTGCAAGACCTTCTGTGACAAGAGATTTTGCTATTTTGTCACTTGCTGGGATTATTTTATCATGCAGCAGCATGGAATTACGAATGCCAGACGCAGGGTTTGACATGTCACGCACATACTCTGGATGAAGGTTAGGAGAACCATTAACATCAAAATGCATGTTGTTAATGGCTTCAATACGCTTAGGATTGTAACCTTTAGGCCATACGTGCTCATGGAACAGTTTTAACTGCCCGCCCCTGCCTACAGGGTGTTGTTGACCCTCTTTAACCTCTGTGAACTTCTCTGCATGGGCAACTGGTACAGGGGGAGGTATTTTTCTAGAGGATGCCATACGTCTAGTTTACATGTATACAACAGGTATACAAGTTCAATACATGTTCCACGTGGAACAATTTAGTCTTCTTCATGAACCATAATTGGTATTTTTTCAATACCTAAATCACGAGCCACAATTGCTCTATGGTGACCATCTATTAATAGGTTTTTTTTAAGAGACACACTAAGTGGAACTTTAATACCTTCATTTTTAATGGAATCATGGAGTGAGTTATATCGTTCACTATCGTGTTGAAAGATATTTTCAACGTCTAATTCCCCAATTGTGTAATCTTTGCCAGAAGGGTCATCAATTTGCATATCCCTAGAAATGAGACCACGCAGTTGCTCTTGATTAATGTGTTCGTGTGCTGCCATATACCTAGTATAGGGCTATCTAGGCGTTGTTTTTTGGTTAGCGGATTTTTGGAATAGGGCTATTGGGCCACTGGGCTGCTAGAGGGGGGTGGGTCCTGCCGGGCCACCCAGTAGTAGCGGCGACTTAACCATGGGGGGTATCCACAGTATAGCACCGCTACCTTACTGGTCACGAATCCTAGGCGAGTAACAACTCCCTGTGCTTCCGAGCCACTTCCATGTCTAACAGGTTCACCAGTGCATGAGCCAGTACGTCGTACTCGGCTTCACGCCCTGCTAAGACTGCGCCAATATCATCCACCATTGTCTGCATCACATCTACCAATGCGACTGCTGTAACCATTTGCTTGCTGAGTTGTTTTGTTGTTGTCATACTGCCACCTTACCATGTCCCTGCTGGGAGTCACGATTCCTAGATTTCCTCTTCCCAGTCTGAGTTCAGGCGCTCCAATGCCCGCAGTTCCTCCGCCACATCAAATGCAGTAGCGCATGGTGTGCAGAAGTATAACTCAGTGAGCCACCTGTCCGAGTACATAGGCTCGTGCGTTGGGCTAGGTATTGGAGCGTTGCATTCAACGCAGGTGTTTTGTGTTGTCGTTGTCATGCTTCCAACCTATCACATGACCCTCTCAGGTCACGATTCCTACATAATGAGAATGATTCTCAACTAATGTTCCACGTGGAACATTCCTAGAGTTGGGGCTATATGTTCCACGTGGAACATTGGTGCGGAGCGTAGGCAGGTATCCACCTACCCACACCCACCCAGCCATTGCTGGCACTACTTGGGAGCACATGATGCCCAGTGCTCCAATGCCCACTCTGCCCATGCGTTATGATCCAATGCCCACATATCCAGCGTGACAGTCTCGTCACAATAAACGCAGTGAGCGTTCAAGTACTGTGGGCATTCCATGTCGTTGATGTTCTGTGTTGTTGTCATGTAACCAACCTATCATCTAGTGGCTCTGAGTCACGATTCCTAGTCCCTGTATTCTTGGGCGTTGTTGTAGTGATATAGAGCCATGGCGTACTGTTGCTTTTTCAGGTCTGCGTATTTGCAAACCTCTGCCCTGTCTGCGTATTTCTTGGACAATCCCATGTAGTAGTCGTATTGCTCTTTATTGGTAAATTGTTTTGTTGTTGTCATGTCTCCAACCTATCACGCCACCCACGTGAGTGACGAATCCTAGATAAATATATTCTGATACTCATTTTGCGCATAGTACTCAGTGCGTAACCTTTCAGCACTGTTCATGAACCTACCCTCAGCCCGTGTTAGACCATAGGTGTACTCATGTGCCTTTAATGCATTCATCAGGTCTTCCAAAGCCTGCATTATTTTGATCTCAGTATCTGATAGTTGCTGTTGCGTTGTTGTCATGCTTCCACCTTACCCTAGGGTCACCTTTGGTGACGATTCCTAGAACCTTGTATCTGTCACTGGGCGAACCTGCATATCCCTATGGCTGAGCCAATAGACGTTGCAGGCTTGGCGACTGCCGACCATGACTACACACTTACGTGAAGAGTCATAGACTTCATGTGCTTTAGTGCTGGGCTTTACCTTTTTCATTTGCGTTGTTGTCATATCCACACCTTATCAGGTCACCCTGCTGGGTCACGAATCCTACTTCAGCATTGCTTTCAGTTCAGCCTTCACCACACGTGCCGTGTCTCCACGCCATGCAGATGCATTGCTGAGGAAATAGGCGACGATATCCCTAGCGGAGTCGTACCCATATGAGCCACTGATAGAGTCCAGCGAACGCATAGCGTCTAGGTACGGCACAGCACCAAAGTATGGCTTTTTCCAGTCTGCACTAATGTCACGTGCAATGGTTGATATTGGGCGATGTTGTTGTTTTGTTGTTGTCATGTAATTACCTTATCAGTTAGTCGGGTTAGGTCACGAATCCTAGATGTTATGTCCATCTAGTTCAGTTATTTTGGCGATTGCCAAAGATAGTACAGGCTTCAGCCCTAAGAGGAACATCCACACGCCGATCATCTCAGTGCGTAGTTCATCATCCTTTAGGGCATCTTCCACGGCAGTGTTCCATTCACCGAGCCTGCCCAGTACTTCTAATGTTGATGGTAGTGGTTTGGTTGTTGTTGTCGTTGTCATGTTCACACCTTACCAGCCTGCTGGCTCTAGTGACGATTCCTGATGCTCTTCTACTAGGTTGTCGTAGCACCATGTGCATACGTCAGTTCCCCAGTCTTCAGGGTCAAATCCATTATGCCCATCCACGATAGGGATCAGCATAGAAGATGCTCCACACCGTTCGCAGGCTCCGATATAAATGTTGTTGTTGTTGTCGTTCATGTAATCACCTTACCACCTAGGAGCGTTAGGTCACGAATCCTAGATACCTTTCATATCGCAGATGTAATTGTGGCGAGCGTCAAAGTACCAGTCAGACTCTTGAAAGGCTTGCTCGTCGCTGGGCGTTCCATCCTGTGCATATGCCATGAACTCTGCCCAGTTATCTAGGTAGTCGTCAGAGCCAATGTAGGACTCTTCCCATTCTTCTATATCTTCAGGTGTTACGACTAATTTAGCCGATTCCATGTCTTCCACAGATGTGTATGTGAACACTATGTGCCTCCGTTGTTGTCGTTGTTGATAGTTCTAACTTAGCACGTCACCCTGCTGGGTCACGAATCCTGCCGTGTGTCCATGTTCCACAGAATGCACTTAGCATCTTTTAAGATGTTGTATAGATTCATCTCTTCCCATGTCATGCCATAGTACCCATCACGCTGGGTCAAATCAGCCATGAACATAGTAAGCGTTTCATACATTTCAGTGTTGGTTATTTTCTTTGCTGTTTTCATATCTTCACCTTACCATGTAGTCGGGTTGAGTCACGATTCCTAGTGGGTATATTTGGTTAGATTAGCCTCAATATACCAGTGAGGTGCTTTCCCCGCTAACCATGCGGGTTTTCGTTAATCCCAACTTACCATGATGGAGTGTTGGGTTACGATTCCTAATAAAGGATGGCATTCAATGCCTTAGGAGGTGTCATGAATGCCACCCTCTATTAGTTGTCGTCGTTAATCCCAACCTACCACGTGGGTAGGCTGGGTCACGATTCCTAGAGGCTGATATGCGCTCCTGAGAGCAAGTCTTCAACCTCATTGCGGATGGTGTCGCTGATGCTGTCACTGAAAGATGAGTTATCAGTGAAATCGTATTCATGGAGGATGTCGTTAATGCGATCCTCCAAAGCATCTACTACTTGGTTCATTACCTTGTCACTGATTGCATTGACAAGTTGATTAAGCAATTCTTCCATGGTCATGTTGTTAGTGCCTTTCGTTGTTGTTGATGAGTTCACTTTATCAGGTGGTTGTACTGAGTCACGATTCCTAGACTCCATGGCGATTTGCTCTTCATGATACTCACGTAATAACTCTACGGTATAGTTCATGTAGATACCCTTTGCCATGGCATCTTCTACTTCAGTCTTTGCCATTAGTAAATGGAACACTTTAAGTTGTTGTTGCGTTTCGTTGTTCATGTAAGCACCTTATCAGGTGACATTGTTAGGTCACGATTCCTAGCGAATCTCTACAACCCTGCCTAAGCAAGTGAGTAAGTTGCCTACGCTCGTAGTGGTTTCCCCTGCCGTGGTGGTGATAACTGCATCATCACCCACTACTTCTACAGAGATAACCCTTGTAATGATTGGGCGTGAGACAGGTGTCCATGATGGAATGACGATAAACTCGCCTTCTATAATTTGGTCAGCCCGTACTGTGAATGCTGGTTGTTGTTTCGTTGTCATGGTTTCACCTTATCATGTTGAGTTGGTAGGTCACGAATCCTAGTATGACCTGAACACGTAACCATCAAGTTCCCACACGTCACCACCTAGTTCTAGGTCACGTGCGAATGACTCATAGTCAAAGTATCCAGTTTTGACTGCTTCAGAAAAGATATCGTCTGCCAACTCTTCAGCGTACTCACGTACTGATGTGACTGCTACGTAGGCATCCTCAAATGCTGATACTTCGCTGTCGTAGTCTTTGGTTATGCCAAGGTTCCAGCAGTAGATGGCAAAGGCTTGCTCGTCTATGTTGTTGTCTTCTGCTACCTGTGCAATTTCTGCGTTGCTGTATTTATGTGTTGTTTCCATACCTGTACCTTACCCTCTAGTAGTTGTTAGTCACGAATCCTAGAACGATGTTCCTACCAGCGCATTATCAAATGTGCGATAGATTACAATGCTCCTAGTTTGGTCTATAGATTCCCACATGGATGCCAACCACGTTGGCAGGTGTGCATCATGCAGTGTGCGTATGTACGTTTGGGGGTCACCCTCTAGTTGATATTGTACTTCTACTTTTTTCGTTGTTGTCATGGTTTCACCTTAGCATTCTGAGTTAGTGGGTCACGAATCCTACAACTCAAAAGAATGCAGTATCTTAGACGTTTCGTCTTGTGAATGTTTATTGGATGTCCAAAAGTGAACCTCTGTACGTGTGTAGATACCACCATGGCACACCATGCCTAGGCGATTACGTGCTTCTTTTTCTGCACGTTCTTCATTGTCGTAGTCTGCACCACCTACGTAGTCTTCGTTGTTGTCCCAAAAGTGTACTGTGTACCCTGAAGCAATATCTTGATTCATGTTGTTGCCTTTCGTTGTTGTCATGTAATCAACTTACCACGTGGTGGTGTTAGGTCACGAATGCAGTTCCCGCATTTTGACCAACCCAACCTGATAATTGGCGGTATTGGTCAAGTTAAGCCACCAGCCAGTGACGAATCCATTTTCGTATTCGTCACAGATATGCTCGTTGTATTCGCCATGCTCGGTGAGAAGATCACCCAGTAGTTCGTTGATGGATTCCCCTGCCCATTCACCTGATAGTGGTGATGGTGGCATGAAATCGTCGGGGAGATCACACTCGTCATATAGGCGAAGGAACTCTACATATGTTTCCTGCGTAGTGTTACCGTCAAAGATCCATGATGATGCATTCTTGCCAGCAACTAATCCACGAATGTATGCATCATATGCATCAGTTGTTTTGGTTGTTGTGTCCATGTGAGTACCTTACCCTGCCTTGATGTCCAGTGACGAATCCTGCCATACTTCTTTGTCTTCTTTAAGTTTGTATGCCCATTTGTATGCTGTGTTCATTGCTGTCCACATTTGGCTGTATGGGGAATTGAATGAGTCTTCTTGATGAGCGTGTAAGTTGTAGCACACTGATTCCAGTGCATCTATCGCATTAAATAGTTCTTCAAGTGTCATGTCTTCGTTGATGTCGTGTTTCATGTTGTCACCTTATCATTTTGTTGTTGGTAGTCACGAATCCTATCCATACACCACCTCACCAAAGAGAATGAATTGCAGAATGGAGTCTGCTGTGAGAGCGTCGTACCAACCATCAAAGGCATCATCATCGTTGAAATAGATGGCACGTAAGCATTGCAACGCAGTCTTACCCAGTTGTCCATGGTCAGGTACGTTCTCCTGTGAGAACTCACCTGTGCCTACCTTGACGATAAAATCTATAACCATTTGCTCGTTGATAGGGTAAGCCTTGCCATAGGTGAACCATTCATCCCAGTCGTTTATTCCTTCTTGAAAACCATGTTCTTTGTTGGCATACAGTGGGTGGGTTTTGTCCACCTCTGTTACTTCTTCTTCTACGTAGATGGTTGCGCTACAGTACTGATCAGTGTTACCCAATTCGTACTCTCCGTTTGCACTTCCCCATTTGTAGTTCTTGCGAATCGCCCAGTACCCACATCCTAGTTCCAAAGCATCTGTAAGAATTGTGCAGGCTCCGTATGTCATTTGTTGTTTATTTGCTGTTGTCATGTCATCAACTTATCAGGTGAGTGTGCTGAGTCACGAATCCTACCAACTACTTTGATAGGAGAACTGGTACTCTTCGTCAAGAGACAGCGCATTTTTAATGATGGAAATTGAGTACTCTAGGCTCTCAAAGTACCACTCGTCGTACTCAATGTTGCCAAAGAAGAAACCACTAGCGGTGGGTAACAGGTCATCGGCAAGGCTATGGTCACCTAGAACCTGTTCGCAGACGTTCATTAACTCCGCAAGTTTCTCACGTGACACGTATGCATCTTGGCATTCATCTACGCCATCCTGTACGTTGTCCACGAACCACTGGTGGATGGCGTTGGCTTTACGCCAGTAGCCCACCATGCACCGTACTGTGATAGATGGATAGTCAGTGTCTAGTTCAATGTCTAATACTTTCCTGACTGCATGGTACGCTTCATTAACGTCGTCACCGTAGTGTGATGCTGGTGAGAGGTAGCGTTCTGCTTTGAGGTACTGATCTAATCCCATGTTGTTATCCTTTTGTTGTTGGTTGTTGTTACTGAAGTTACTTTATCATGTTGTTGTTATGAGTGGCGAATCCTGTGGAATACACCGATTTCTACGACTAGGGGAAACAACAACGAAACCCTAGGAGCAAACCGATGTACTCCACATGACTCACCACTCATGTTCTTGTATAGATAATATCAGCACTAATGCGTTAAACATCAACAATATGCTAAGAAAACCTAAGAGCAAATTACCTGTATTTTCCATACCACCCATGAACCCAATGCTCAGGATGATAAGAGGCAGAATACAGCGTTTCTTTGTACGTGTCCAGCGATACCAGTTGGTCACCCTGATCCTCATAACTCTTCCCCGTTTTCGTCAGTGAAGATCAGGTCAGAGATATCTGTCTGATGACCCCAGCCACATGAAAAATCATCAGTCTTGGCAAGATGTTCAATGTGCTGAACAACATCGTCTAACGTGATGTCCATGTCTTCATCTATGTCACTATTGAGAGTCCTGATGTCTTTGATTACGTCGTACACGTCATAAGTTATTACTTTTGTAACGTTGATGTACTTGGGTAGTTCTGTTGTTTCGTTCATATCCATACCTTATCTTGTTGTTAGTGTTAGTCACGAATCCTAGATATTGGCTTCCCAGTCAATATCAGAGTCATAAATGTCAATGCCAAAACGTGAGTCCCAACGCCATACTTCCTCAAAGGCAACGGTATCTGCACGAACCATTACCCTGCCACGAATGAAACCCTCTTCAGGATTAGTCTCGTCTGCGTTCCATTGTTTCACGTACTCACCTACACACTCGTACACGTAGCCCTGTAGGGCATCTACGTGCTGTGGGTTATCTAAACACCATGTGTTTTCTATCACGTCTACGAGCATCCCCATGACCATTAGTTTTGGGTTGCTTTCGCACATATTTATGATGCGATTGAGCATACGCTCTATTTCGCTTGCTGGTAATACACCATCCCAGTACGCCATGGTTTCTTGCTCGTAGTACAAGCCTTCACAGCCATCCATTATGCTTCCAAATCTTCTAGTGGGTACAACACCTTACGTGCGTACACTTCTTCAATAGCGTCAAGAAGAACCTCATGGTAGTTGCTCCATGCTTTTTCATTGGAAATAGCAAACGCTGAAATAATCTCTAGTGTTTCTTTATCAACATCAAAAGCCCATACAACAGAGTCTTTGATATCGGGATCGGGAGTACCCCAATGAACTTCTAATTCTTCACGAATAGAGGCAGGTGAGTAACAAACGCTGTTGCTGTAGTTCACGTCACCCCATCCTGTATGGTCACCCATAAACTTCAATGAGATGCCATGCTTACGTGCAATGTTAGATATTTCTTCGTCAGAAAATGCTTCTAAGGCTGACTCTTCTGATGTAAGGTCATCAGTATCAACGATATAGCAGTTGTCTGCATTAACAATAGTTCCTGATTGTGCGTCAATAAGTAATTTCATAGTTGTACCTTAGCCTTCAGAGGCTGTTACTCACGAATCCTAGTTTGTCAAGGATAGCGTCACGTACCCATTCAATATCAGGACAAATCTCACATACATCGTACTGATTGCATATTTCTGCCCATGCATCTTTGGTAAGTACTTCATAATCATCATCGTCATAAAGGCTTGATGCCCATTCGTATGAGTAGATGTCACAACAGATGTCGTCGTCATCTTTTAAGTTTGCGATAATCTCTTTTAAGGTTGATACCTTCATGTTGTTTCCTCTATTAGTTTTTCTAGTTTGTTAATGAGTTCTAGCATTTCATCTGTCAATGGACTGCACCACGTTGTCTTAACGTTACGTAGTTCTGTCAATAGCAGGTGTAAGCCAAAATCTAATTGCTGTGTCATTGTGTTACCTCTACATTCACTATATTATGAACAGAGCCTGAGTCACGAATCCTAGAGAACGTGCTACCTTTTGTCGGGTCTGTGCGGATGAAATAGAATGAGTCTGCCCACTGATGGATATCGTCGGCAATGTCTTCATTCATGGCGACTACCTGCCCATGCTCATGGTCAATATAGACTGCCAGTTCACCGTCTTCTGTTATATACAATCCGATATACCAATCGCCCATCATTATCTGTGCGGAGTTATCGGTTTGCTCAATGTAGTTGTTACTCATAAACAGAACCCATTACAACGTGGGAATCCGCAGGCTGGGCAGTAAGACTCTTCTTCTTCTTCTTCTTCGTCTTTTGTGATGCCAAAGATGGTATAACCAGCCTCAACCAAAAGGTCAGCAACTAGGTCTAATGACTCACCATCGGTGTACTCGTACTCTAGGTCTTTGGGATTAGAACCTTCAACACGCTTTTCTAAGATGTTGATGATTTCTTGAATGAGTTCGTCGTTTGCTGTTGTCATATCATCAACTTACCATACTGGTGGTGCTAGGTCAGGATTCCTGAGAGAAGAGGTATTTGGGATTACGTCACAGTTCATTAAATAAATGGCGTTGCTGAGTAGTGATGAAAGTTCATCTTCATTGTCAATGTACTCCCCGTCACCAAGATAAGCAACAGACCATTCATGTGTGTCGTTGTGCTGTACTGTGCCGTCAGAGAAATGCTCTTCCTCAGCGTTAGTATCCCATTCCCACTTGTTGGTGGATGAATCGTATGAGACTATGAAATAGTGTGTATGGTTTCCGTTCATTGTGTTACTTCCTCTATGTCTGTTGTGTTCCATGTTTCTTGCTCGTCTACACACCATGACTCGTTGCTGTCAAAGAGTTGTTTAGCCTGTTCAATGCTGTCGGCATCTACTTCGTGGCGGTAGTGAGTTACTTTTTCGTATGTGAGTGTGTACTTCATGCTGGTTCTTCCTCTTCTACATCTTCTACATCCCATGGAGTGTTCCACTCACGAAAGCCCCACATATCTTTTGACTCTAAATCGTCATCTGTGAACTTATCGTAAGCCTCTAGCGCACCCTCTTCTGAGTCTGCTTTAATTTCGTAGCAGTGGCTAATTACTTCATCTACACGTACTAAATAAGTTTTCATGTTGTTCCTTTCGTTGTCGTTATTTACAACTTACCATTAGAAGTGTGTTGGTCACGAATCCTACGTAGCGTCACTCATGACGAATGCCGATACACAAGCCTGCTCGTACTCTTCTGCATTGCGTACCCCATAGAAGAAATGGTCACCAGCACCTGTAGTAATCTCTGCCCACGTCATCAGTGAGTCTGTTGTGATGTCTCCATTGTCTAGGATCACTGTTCCCCACATAGCGTCGGCAACAGACATGACGTACTCTTTAATGTTTTCAGCCATATCAAAATGATCTACGTAGTCAATACGCCACCTGCCTTCACAGGGGAACCCACTCTCTAGGTCTACTGGCTCATTCTCATTGGCAGGTATAAACCCCACAAGTGTAATGTCATCTACATTCTCCACCAGCATTGCTAGGCGGTCATACTTTTGGTTAGAGTCCGATGGCACTACGCACCTCTTCTTCGCAGGCTTCACGTGCTTCAATGTATGCGTTGTCTACACGCTCCCACATGGTGTCCATGTCAGTATCCTCAAAACTACCCTCTACCGTGATGTTCTCTGTGAACGAAGAATGCCATTGACCGTCATGGTATGAACTAGCACCTGCAAAGCCCATGCCCTGCTCGTCATAAGACAAAACAAACTTAAAGTTTGGATACAACGTAGAGATATGCTCAAAAGCCTTTTCGGGTGGTGCCCATGCTGAGTTGAAGTAAAACGAACGGTAGCCGATGTCTTCGCCACCCATCTCAGTATCGTAATCACCCCACTTGGTTCCCCAGTTGTCACAACACCAGTCGTACCAATCCTTGTGACCGTACTTGGCGATGTTCGCCTCTTGTTGTATGCGATGCTCTTCTGCTTTATCTGCACCCATGAAGCCTGCCACTGTCTCGTATAGTTCTGTAGGGCAAGGGTAAAGAGAACGTATGATCTTTATACGCCCGTCTACTGTGATGTCTTCTACAAACTTCTGTAGTGCTAATTCGTTACCCCATACGTAGAGGTTATTACTGCAATCGTTAGGCATTTACTTTCCAATCTTCTATGATGCGGTTATTTTTCATGTCTTTTACAAGTAGGCGTACCCACTCAGACGTATTTGCAAATCCAACTTCTTCGCCGTCGTCGTACTCAACTGGGTACACGGTGACCATGATGTTTTCATCACCGAACTCATCGTTATAGTCCCATGCAAAAGTGTTGAAATCAAAAGCCAAATCCCCGATGATGATAGATTCCCATGCATCTTCGTCGCCAGTGAACTTACGGCGAGAACGGTGATTCTTCTTAAGTATCTTGTAAGCGTGTTTCATTAACGCTTTTTTATTTTGTTTAATGTCTTGAAGAGTTGATGTTTTCATATATGCACCTTATCATTGAGAGTGGTTGAGTCACGAATCCTATTGCTGTTCAATAAGAAAAGATGGGCGTTCAATAGTTGAGTGAGTACCCTCTACGACTGTGATGCCGTAGTGAACTTCACCCCAACCTAAAATGTCTGTAGGGTCATTGCCTAACAATGCTTCGTACACAAGGTCTTGTGCCTGCATTTCGTTCTTGGCTTTGACAAAGTATGTTCCTGTTGCTGTTACTGTGTAGTAGTTCATACCGCCACTTTAACTCACGTGATGGCTGAGTCACGAATCCTAGGAATCGTGACTGAAGCAGGTAGAGTGCTAAGTTGTGTTTATGGAAAGGGACAACACATGAATGGTCTTACACCACGACAACAACGTGAAATACGTGAAGAACTAGACAAACGTCTTACGCCATTAGAAATGGTGAACTGCGTTGATGACTGGATTACGTTGAACGAACTTGACAGGCTTACCTTTAGGGGAGCCTCTGAGTTACTTGACTATATCGCACGGTTGCCTGTAGAGAGGACTCCTGCGTTAGCGCACGTTCCATCTACCGCCACCAAGATCATCGTCAATAGCGCACGAGGGGTTTGTGCGTTATGTGACGAAATGGTAACGGCTGGGCAGGGGCATAAAGCCTTTGTCAATGGGGCATGGAGTGTTTATCATGCCGTAGACGTTTGCCCTGCCGTTACCGTGACTCCTGTCGTTACATATTCGTCGGGCTTGCGTAAGCAACTTGATGATTTTGTACAAACGTTAGACAAGACAGAGCCACCGATTCTCCCTGATGAATCATTATTTAATCTTTCTAATGCACACCAATTTGACATAGATTTTGATCTTGAATTACCGCTATTGGGGTACCAAAAGGCGGCGATTGAATATGCACGTCGTACTCACCGTACCCTTGTATGTCAAGACATGGGGTTGGGTAAAACGCCTATCGGCATTGCCCTGACTCATATTGCTCTTAATGAGGGTCACAAGGTGTTAGTGGTTGTACCGCCAAACCTTGTCTACCAATGGACATCGGAGTTCAAGAAGTTTGCTCCATGGATTAAGGTGGGCAGTGTACGTGGGCGTAAGGTCGGCAAGTTGCCCAAGACGGATGTACTCATTATCGGGGACTCCATCGTTGAGGCATGGCAGAATGTCCTTGCGGAAAAGTACACCAGCATCATTGTTGATGAGGCACACCGCTTTAAGACTGAATCCAGCGGGCGTTCTAAGGCTCTGACTCGTATTGCATCGTTTGTTCCCAAGGATGGATACTGCGTTCTGCTATCGGGAACCATCATTCCTAACCGCCCATCGGAGTTCATATCGCCACTGCGTATCATTGGCAGGCTTGAGCCTGTATTCGGTACTAAGAAGCAGTTTCAGATTAGGTACTGCGATTATCAGATGGTCAATGGGTTTCCTGTGACGGGTGGAGCCAGCAACGTGACAGAGTTAAATACTTTGTTGCGTAGCACGTGCTACACACGTACCAAGAAAGTAGATGTACTAGATGACCTGCCACCTAAGCGCAGGGCACAACTAGACGTAGAACTAACTGAGACATCCATGCGTAAGTACCGTAAGGCTGAGGAGGATTTCCTTGCCTTTGTGTACGAGAACTATGGGAACGATGCTTTTCTCGCTGCATCCAAAGCACCTGTGATTACACAGATAAATAAACTCAGGCAACTACTGGGTGAGGCAAAGATAGATTCTGCAAAGGAGCACATACAGTCCTTACTGGACTCAGGTGAGCAGGTCATTGCCTTTGCGTACCACACCAATGTCCTGAAGACTCTCAAAGAGCATTTTGAGGATCAGGGCGTAGTGATGGTTGCCGGTGGTATGACCGCTGAGGCTAAAGACAAGGCTGTGCAGAAGTTCACTAGCGGTGAGGCACGACTGTTCTTAGGTCAGTACGAAGCAGCCTCAGTAGGTCTTAACCTACAGGTCGCCAGTCACGTGGTCATGGTTGAGATGCCATGGTCACCTGCTACTGGTTCACAGGCAGAAGACAGGGCATGGCGTTACGGCAACAAGAATGCTGTAGTGGCATGGTGGCTCACTGCCATTGACCCCAATGCCCCCACCATTGACTCACGTATGTGGAGTCTCCTGAACGCAAAGGCAGAGACCATCTCAGCCTGTTTAGACGGGTGGGGAGAAGACATGAAGGCTGAAGCAGGTAGCATTACCGCCCTGCTACTTCAAGACATGATGAGTGCTTCGTAGGATTCGTGACTACGTACACCCCTGAGATAAAGTAACAATAAGAAAGAGGCAAAGCCTCTCAACCAAAGGAAACACATGAGCAAAGAAACGTTCAAGACATTAAACACAATGACGTTGATCGGCAACACCGACAAGCGCAACTCAAAGGCATGGCACTATCGTGCAGACCTACAAGGTGATGAGCCAAACCACTATGCAGGAGCAATCCCCGTAGAGGAAGTACGCCGTCGCTTGTTCAACTGGCAGGCTATTGAAGCACCAGTGTTCGTGGGCATCACAGATGGAGACAATAAAGTAGTGCGCTACGTACAACAAAATGATCGCAAGGCAATTATGCGTAACGACAACAACCATGTAATGGGTGTGTTCAAGGACTCATACGCCATCCACCAATACGACGAATGGCTCATTGAGAACGTCAGCACCATCATTGACGATCACCAACTGGTCATTGACTCAGCCGGTGCTTTACGTGAGGGTGCTATTGCATGGGTAACCATTTCTATGCCCGACAACGTAGAAACGTCTGCTGGGTTCCCTGTTCGCCCATATCTCCTTGCCACCACCTCACATAACGGCACTATTGCCACCACCTACAAGCAGGTGTACAACGCTCCAGTATGTGACAACACGCTGTTCGCAGGGTTGGCTGAAGACGGGGCACAGCACAAGACACGCCACAGTAAGCACAGCGTCAATCGCATCCAGTCAATCCGTGATGCTTTAGACATTGTGTTCACCATGACAGAAGACATCGTTGCTGAGATTGAGCGCCTGTCAAGTATTACGGTCAGTGACCGTGAGTGGGATGCCATTGTGAATCGCATTGTGCCAGTGGGTATCAGTGGTGAAGTAGCACAGTCTGCTATCTCTAAGATGGAGAATAAGCAAGAGGTAATTCGTAACATGTACCGCAACGACGCAATGGTGTCACCTTGGGCAGGCACTGCGCTGGGTGTGCTTCAGGCATTCAACACCTTCAACCACCACGTGTCGGGTAACGACAAGACACGCTCTGAGCGCAACGCACTGAACGCCATCAACGGCAAGATTCAGCAGTCAGACATCAAAGTAATCCAAGCCATCAACGAATTGGTGTTGGTGTGACAGGTGCTGTAAAGGATGGGGGGTTCAGTCCTATGATTGAACTCCCCAGCCTTAAGCACGTAATGGATTTGGACTGGCGTGAGCATTCTGCCTGTTCCACGGTATCTAAGAATGTGTTCTTTGACTACAACTCAGTGAGTCTCCTTAAGGTACAGAAGAAGGCATACGAGCGGGAGGCATTAGATACTTGTGCCAGTTGCCCTGTACACACCCAGTGTTACGAGTTCGCTGTTAAGAACAACGAGAAGTACGGAATATGGGCAGGCACATTCCCTGACCAACGCAAGGCACTGTACAAGATTTATAAAACTACAGGTGTTCTAGAAACTCTACAAGTTGTTTAGTACCAACCCCGATATCCCTTTGCCATACTGCTTCTCTTAATGCAGAACCTTCAGCAGAACGGGTGTCGGGGTTTTTTAATGCCTTTAAATGCTTAATCCACTGGGTAGGTTTCTTTGCAATACGCCCCATGCCCCAGTCACTAGCCAGTTTTGAGTACGCAGAGAGATTTGAAGCAATCCATGGGATGCCCGCTGCGGAGTATTCAAGTAATTTAATATCACTCTTGGCGTGGTTAAAAGGAGCATCACGTAAAGGTGCAATGCCCACATCCATTGTCAATAATGCTGGATACAACTCAGGGTCTGAAGCAGGAATACGTAATACAGCGTCTTCAGGTAACAGCCATGCATCAGATACCAATGCATTGCCGTCATGGTAACCGCTGTGTTGTAGGCGAATGTCCCCGTTGTCATACAACGGTTTTATAATACCCCTAAGTTGCTCTAGGTCATTAGAACGGTGACTGGTAGACCCAACCCAACCGACTATTGGAGTAGTGGTGTCTGAATGCTCTAACGGTGTGAACCTGCCAACGTCCACCGTGTTGGGGATGACCTCAATAGGGCAACGAACAAAGTTCTTGATGCGGTCTGCTAAATACTGTGTTGATACTGTGACTACATCACTAGCGTTTAATACCGACTTGTAGTGGTTGATATTTTCAGTCGGGTTGCTTTTAGGGTGTGACGACATGAAGGCGTGGTTGCTGGGGTCTAACCCCCAATACCAATCGTCTAGGTCATTGACAACAATTTGCCCTGTTGCACGTGCTTTGTAGATATGGTCGGCAAGACCTTGGTGCATAAGACGTTGAATATAAACAACATCTACGTCTACGTAGTACTGTTTATCATCCGTGATGTCAATAGAAAAATGATCCCTGTTCCACACCAGTGCGCCTGTGTAGGTCTCAAAGCCATGTTCAGACAGGCGATTTTGATATTGTCCTAGACGAACCCATCCTGCACCACCCCAATGGTTTTTACCATCGGTTGCTTTGCTAGGTGAGATCCTATCTCCGCTTGCTATCCCTACTATCACGTTTCTCCAGTTCGTAAACCTTGTTGAGTCTCTTCTTACATTCGTGTGTTGGTGGCTCAGGAATCGTAACACCGATACCTACAGATACCCCACATACTGAACATTCATATTGTGTTATCTGTGTCATTGTTTTATCCTACTAAAATCCCCAGTTACGCATAGGGTGAGAGTTACTGTCTATCATAAACTTACTAACCTTTAGGTTACAGTCTAGTGTCCGTAGTATGCCCGACTGTGGAGTTGCTCCACATAGTTCCTTTGTAACGCTGTACCAACTGCTATTGACCTGAAGTAACCCACTATCAAAGGTGTCCCACGCTTTGCAGGATACTAAGTACTTTTTAAACTCTTGTCGTTTGCAGTCCCATGCTGATTTACCATGCTTGTAGTTCCAGCCCACTGCTTTTACATCGCAACGGCTTTCACGCCAACTGACATATGACATGATGTCCACGGGTAATCCATACTTGCGGAAAGCGCTTTCATACTTAATGCACCTTTTGCTCTTGTCTAATGGCAGGCTAATCTTCTGTTTTTTATAGTGGACTGTGTACCACTTGTTGATGTATTTGGTGGGCACATCAGGCAATATGGCGGTGCTAAGGCTGTTGGCAATAAGGTAGGCACGATGTGCTGACCACGTGCTTGTCCCATAGATACCATCAGTGGTTGTCTTAATGACCTGCTGCAAACGTCGTACTGAAGACCCACGATCATCAAAGTCATAAGACCGTTGAGCAATTTCAGTGGGGGTTGGGATGGTCTGAGGAGCCACTACAACGAGTGGTGCTCTACTCACACTCCTTACGGGCTGGGGTTCCCTTGTAGGTGTTACTCCTAAGAATGTTGTAACTGTCAAAACTCCGGCTGTAAGAGTGCGTAATATCATCAGTCTCCAATGTCCGTACAATAAAAAAGCCTTCATAGGCTCATGGTGAGGTATGAAGGAGTTACCCTAGTGTACTAGTCTTTGCTTGACAAGAGACTGAAATGGATCATTTCCAAATCTTTAACTGGTTCTTCCCAAGATGGAATTGCATTCATGTTGATGTTTTCGTGTTGTTTCTCATGTGCCTCAAGGCACGAACGACATTGGCACCCTTGTCGGTACCTTATCCATGAACCATGTGGCTTATGGGCTGATGCCGATGGCTTAAGCGCACTAAACACGGTACGTTCAAGTGGCGTAAGACCACCCCACATACCCCAGCGTTCGTCAATACCCGCATCTAAACAGTCTTGCCACACAGGGCATCGGTGACAAAGTTCACGACCCACGGAATAGTATTGTTCGGGTACTTTTGCTTCTAGTGGGGGGTACCAAAAGATGTTGTTACGTTTCTTACATAGGGCATCAGACATCCATTCATGTAACTGCATTAGTTGTCTGCTTTTCCTTCTCTTGCTACACGTAAAACAGTTTCAATGCTGTCTTGTAGTGTGCTTAGCATGCGGTCATAACGTTCGTTTAAAGCATTTAATTCTTTTTTAAGTTGAAAGTTCTCTTCTGTAAGAACCTCAACAAGGTCTAGTGAGGTGGCGTTGATGTACGCCTTGCTCATCTCCTCAAAATCCATTAAAGATATGTACTCTCTATGCATTCCCAGCCACAACCTGCGTAACCAACAATGTCAAGCCAGTGGTCACGTTTAGCAGGAGTCCATGACAGACGTGAAATCTTAAGGAGCATCATCATTACCGCAACGTCATGTGGGTCAAGATAGATCTCTTCCAATGAACGTGCTTCCATTGCTCGTCGTAGGTACACCTGCCACAACTGAGCAGTCATAGCAAAGTCGTCTACTGGGTCACCGTAATCATTGTTACGGTCACCGTTGATTAGTCGGGCTGCCTCATGAAGAAGTTTGGTTCTTGGGGGTAATTCTGATTCCTGAATATCAGGTCTTTGTTCTTCTTCTTGTCGGGGTAAATCCACGGTGGTGTCTCCTGTTTTACGGGGGTTACTGCTGACGGCTTAATAACTACTGAAGAGTTATATCCTTTAATGAATCCAATAAACTCAGTAAGTGTATTTACCCTGTTGAGACTATCTTCCGTTTGGTTCCACGGGCGGTTTAAAAGACAAGGGATGATACTGGATGACTTGGCTTCTTTGTAGTATTGCACGTGGTCATCAATCATTACTGCTTTGCCCTTGGCAATGTTAAATAAGAATTTCTTAGAAGGGTGAAAGTGCAGGCTGTCAGCATACAATTTATGAGCGAATAACCATTCAGCGGTTTGTGCCCATGCCGACTGAGGGCGAGCGGTCATTACGTGGATACCTAAACCCATGTCCTTCATCTGTTGCCAAGCCTCTATTACCTCTTTGTCAGGGGCATAGGTAGAAAACACTTTGTGGGTAGTAGCAGCCTCGGAAATCCACTCTTGAAAGGTGTCGTGGTTAATGCCCCAGTCCTCATAGAAGTTCCACTTTGTGGCATCAGGAAGGTAACTGACGTTGAGGCGTTCTTTGCAATAGATTTTAAAGGCATCAATGAAGGGGTAAATAACACCATCTAGGTCAATACCTACGTCTGTAATTAAATCGTTCATTTAAGGAACCCTATCATGTTTCTTCTGAGAGGTCAATGATCTCCGCATACATAGCGTTGGTAGCATCAGGACCCATTCCACCGCCGGGAAGCATTCGTGCCTGTTCTCCTGCCTTGTTGCCAAAGAGTCGGGAGAGTACTCCCGAACTACCACGTGCCTCTACCTCAAAACGAACGGTGTCACGGGTATCGGAAATGTTCTTGAACTTGTCTACAAGGTTAAACAGTCTGTCCATCTCTTGTGACAGGGCGGGGTCAAGACCTTGCCCCTCTAGTTCTTCAGCGAACCTAGCGAACATCACACGACCTACTTGCATCTCCATAATGGCTCGCATCGCAGCCTGAAGTTGGTCTTTTGTGCGGATCTCAATGGGCAAAGAAAACGCACACTCAGAATGTTCCTTAAAACTGGGGCAACGTGAGGAGAGATAGCAACTATCACACTGCCTTAAAGGGTTCGCATTGTACTTAATTACAGGGGTAGATTCAGGGGCAATTTCAATAGATTCCCCTTCATTATCATAGGTTTGGCTACCTATAGACACCACGTTTTCAATGCCCATAACTGGTAGCAATAGACGTTCACTCTCGTGCCGCTTCTCAGGGGCATTGATAGCAATAGATGACCCCCTCTGTGCCACGTTTGGCAAAGTAGGGTTAGGGGGGGAGATAGCAACTATGTCCCCTGTTTTAGGGTCAATAAACTCATGCTCATCATCATCACTTACAGGGTCATAGCCCCCAAAAGTTCGGGTCTCCCACTGCTTCCAAGACTCAACTGCTAACGCACCAACTACGGCAACTTCATCCTCAATCACGGCATCGTAGTCAATACCCAAGCGCATGATGTCGGCACGGTGCTTACGACGAGCAGAGTCTTTTTGCTGTGCAGGATATCTTCTTAGTCCGTGCCCATCCCACACCTGTGTCTCGCCATAACGCAATACACTCGTCCACGAGACCACGACTACAGACTCCCAAGGGATGCCCTCAATGAGGTCAGGCTTGGATGTAATACCGATGAGTTTGGTTCCCCAACGCTCAGACAACTGGCGAATACGAGACTGGTTCTTGTTGTTAATTGCCTTGTCACTAATGGCTACTCTGCCATTCTTTTGGCACAGCCAAGCAAGGCGCTCTACGTCATTCTCATCATTCCAAATGGGTACATATTTCTCACCCAACCAAGCGCCGTCATAAGTGGGGTGCCCAATAATGATGTCTAACTGGTCGGCGTTGTCACGAATAAAACTATCGTAACGTGCCAAGTCCTCGTCACCCTCTGAGATGTATACAAGGATTTCCCCACCATTGAACATGGTTGGAAGGTCTAGTTCTTTCTTCTTTGGTATGGGCAAATGGGTGAGGTTCATAGCAAACCTCTTGACATCCAAGTCCTTTAGGATATTACGGTATGTCCCCTTTTCAGCCCCACCAAAGTAAACCTTCACTCCCAGCCACTCCTACGCCACGACGACGGGCTGTGGTTCTGTTCTACAAGCAGGCGTTCAAGGTCATCGGCGTACAGGCGCACCATGCTAAAGCAGGGCATCTCGCCGTTCTCTTCTGTCCACTCGTCTTCTTCTTCAGTGGTAGGAAATCCGTCATGCTCCACACATAGTGGTGGTCCACAGAACGACTTCTCCAAACCTAACTTGTACCATTCCACAAATGTCATTTCTTCAGACATCTCCCCAGTCCCTTTCGTTTCTTGCTAATTGCTGAGTTTCTATTTCTTCTACCAGCATGTCCCATGCCTTCATGGGTTTGCCTTCTACCCACTCGGGTCTTACTACGTGCGGCACCGTCGCCAACAACGTTGGGATGCCGTACCGTGCCACTCTAGCAATAGTCTCGGGGTCCGTGTCAATGAACCAGTGAGGGTTTCCATACACAGAACTAAGAGATATGACTCTATCCATCTTAACTTCTGCGCCCTTAGCCTCAACCATGTCTACTGAACTGGCTTTGAATCCTTCTTTCTTTAGCCATTCAAGAAGTATCTGTTGCCCCTGTAACCCTTCCTTTTTAATGCCGTCGGCAATAACAATAAACCTGCCGTGGTAAAAAGGAAACAGAGCGTTCCATAGTCGCCGTGTCTCAGGACGTGGTTGCCGTGCCCCTAAGTTCTCTGACGGCAGTGAAAGCGCATCATGGGTTATGAAGATCACTTGCCGTACATACCCATTTGTTTACGTTCAACGTGGGCTACGTGCGCTCCCACTGGGCAGTACATGCAAAGATACTGACGGTGCTCTGTTGGAACACCCGTCTTTCTACCAATAGTTTTACTTTCATCACACCAGTCGGGGCATCCATCGGATGGACGGTTGTGGCGGTTAAAGCAACGTAGAGCGTCTACCTTGAGGTCATCACGGAAGTCTTTGATGTACACGTCGTGGTCTGCCATCTTGTTCTTGAGGGCAGTCTCTACGTCAAGTTTTGAGGCAGTATCAGGATCGGTGCGAAAGATCATTGCCCGACAGTTGTCAGGGTCACCTATTTGGGCATTGTGGCGGTCACAGAGTTCACGTAACTCCATGTCGTACTCAGGTGGTCCATCGTATGGACGCATTTTCCACATGACGTTGTGGGTTTTACAGACAAGCAGGCGGTCATAACCTTCAGGCATATTGTGCTCCTATTAGTGGCTTAGGCGTACAGCCTAGCAAATAACTAAGAGGGTTGTCTAATCACGAATCAAGATGTTGGTAAAAACCATTGGGGCGACCAGATGTGTAGGGCCTATCAGGTGCATACGGTGATCCTGATTTTTCCATCTTAATTGCTTCACCAATGTATTTTGCTGTTTTTGCCACTGTGTCGGGTGTTGAACCATGATCACGGTTATAACGGTAGTTATCCAAACCGGCTTGAACCTCATCAACACTTGGTCCTTGTGTTGTTCTGTACAAGTGAGGGGCTGTATCCCACGTAGAAACTTGAGTGTCATAACCTAAACGCTTTGCTACAGCCTGTGCAACACGTGGAGTTGGACGGTGGTTGCTACCAACTGGGTTCATACGGTGGTCGTGAGCCATGATTATTCCTTACAGGTGTGATTCGGGCATTTCAGGCAACGGTGTTGTCTGAATGTTGTACTGGATATTAAGTTCGGACTGACGAATTGCAGCGGAAGTTGGGTCAACCACGCCACCACGGTCAGGGGTAAGAGACTTAAACTTGCCGTCTACTGCACCCTTGCGAAGGTCTGAATTCATTGAGCGGGAGTCATTAACTGCCATAATATAATCCTATCATTATTTCTTGAGTGGTACCCATTTGCCGTCTACTTCTCTATGGAGTTTTGCGTTGCCGTCGGCATCTTTCATCATCTTTACGTTTGGAATAACGGCATCAGATTGGGTCGGAGCAGGTGTTGAATTAGCCTGCCCCGTTACGCTTTTGGGTCTTTTTTAGGTGCAGCCTTTGCTTTAGGTGCAGCCGCTTTTTTAGCAGCAGGTTCTTTTTTAGCAGCAGGTTTACGATTTGAAGCCTCTTCAGCAAGGTCCCGATTAGTATTTTTAGATGTTTCTGACTCTTTAGAAGGGTCGGCACCGGCAGGTGTTGGGGCTGAAGCCTCAGTAGCAAGATCACGCTTGGTATTTTTAGCAGTGTCTGACTCTTGTGCTGGTGCGTCTTTCTTTTGAGCAGGTGTCCTAGGTGCAGCCGCTTTCTTCGTAGGTGCTGTTGCAGGTGCAGAGGCTGGAGTACTTGCAGCAGGTGCAGCGGCTGGTGCAGCCTTGCCACTAGAACGTTGCCCCGCTGCTTTCTTAGCAGGTGCAGCCGCTTTCTTAGCGGGCGCTTTAGTTGCAGGTGTGTTACCAGCAGGTGGTGGGGGTACTGCATTTGGAGCCGACCCCGGTGCTGGAGGTGCAAACTGTTGAGGAGCACTAGGGTTGTTTGTAGTGTTTGTAGTGTTGTTAGTGGTATTGGTATCACCGCTAGTGGTATTGGTGTTGCCACTAGAGGTAAGGGTATTGCCCTGACCCTTTTGAACGTTGTAGTTGTTACCTGAGTTTACGTTGGTGGCACCGGCACTAGGCGGAGTAGCCCTACCCTTGCCCGCAGGAGCACCTTGGCTAACGGCGGTTGTTCCTGAACCTGAAACCCTGACTTGTGATGAGTTTCCACCGGATACTGAACCGGTATTGCTCATGTTGCCAAAGGAGTCGTTACCAAAATCAATATTAACGGAACTCTGATTAACACCACTATCACTGCGCTTCATGTTACGTGAAGATGACGGAGCGGTAGCCGACTGACCTCCGCTGTTTCCTCGCATGGTACGCCATGCCTGAGAGAATGAACCGCCACCGTTTGCGGGCTGTTGCTGTTGAGCAGGCGCTTGGTAATGCGTCTGCTGTGGAATGCCATAGTTGCGTTTAGCACCCGACAATGGGGAGTTGGGCTGTTGCTGGCGTGGTGCCTGTGGAGGTGGGAATGCACCAGTAGGTGCTTGAGTACCTAGTCCTTGTTGGAACCCAAACTGACGCTGTTGCGCTTTTTTCTGCTGTGCACTGTTGTCATTGAACGATTGACGATAGTCATCTACTGCCATTATTGACCTAATCCTTGCATTGAGTAGCGGCTGGTTCCGGAGAAGTTGTCTGCCATAAATCCGTTACGGAACATGACAGGCGCTCCTGAAATCCATGAGCGACGGTTAACTGAAAAACGATCTGTGTTAAGAATATCCATAATACTTGGTTCTTGTTTAAGGAACCCCCGTGCCTCGGGCTGTAACTCCTGTGGGACTACAGGACGAATTTGCCTAATAGTCTCAGGGTCAGAGATAGCCGCCATTAACGCTTGGTCAACAAGTACCTCTTGACGAGACTGATTGGGCTTATAGGGAACTTGAGGCATTAATTACTTTACTTTTACTGTGGGTGGGTATTCGTAAGGAGAACTTTTGCCTGAACGAGCGTCTACGGCTTGTCTAATAGCCTGAGGAATATAATCAATACGGCTTCCAATATTATCGTCATCTGGATGACCGTGTACATTTGGGTCATAATTTGAACCTGCTACTGATGCTGCATGAGGGTAATCAAGGCCGTAATATGCGTCGTCTAAATAATCGTTCCCAGCACGGTGTTCATCAATAACATCATGTGCGGTGTCTGAATCAATTTTATAAAAACGTTGGAGTGCCTGTGCAATACGAGGTGTTGGGCGGTGGTTACTGCCAACTGGGTTCATACGGTGGTCGTGAGCCATGATTAATTTCCTCCAAACATATCGGTTACGGCATCAAGTTGTGCATCTCGCATCGCACGACTCTGAAGTTGTTCGTATTCAGTAGGTTCCCATTCAGGGGTACGGCTGAGTGTCATACTACGTGGACCTACAGCCTCATCGTATGGCTCGTCTTCGCCCGCACCATAAGTAACAGGATATTCCTGTTCATAGTTTGTTGGGTTAGTTAGTGCGTCCAACAAAGACGGGCGACGGTTAACGTGATGTTCACGGCGCTCTCCTCGTTGTGATGGGTTAACGTTGTATGCCATTATTTACCTCCAAGAAGGTTTCAGCGTTTGAAAATAAGAACGACGAGCAGGGTCTATTGTTTTTGCCTCCCTGTCGTCAAGTGTGGGAAACCCACGTGGTCCAACTTTTCCATCATTTGTAAGACGTACAGGTTCAGCCCCCGGAGGAGCAAACTTCTTTCCTTGTGATTCTAAAACAAGCCCAGTCATGGGATTGAACTCATCAGGCCAAAGATAATCACCGGAGTTGATGCGCTCGCCCTTATGGACACCACGGCTATACTGCCGTGCATTCATTCTACTTAAAGATCCAAGTATTTTATCGTTACGTCGGTTAGCCGACATAGTGCCAAGGTATCCGTCTGGATACTGTGTATCAGGTTGTGAACGGGAGCCTGAAAGTAATTCATCTTTAGATGAACGCCATACAGGAGAAGGACCGTAGGGAAGTGACGTGCCAGCGCCGGGAGGCTCTGACGGGTTATTCCATGAGGTAAACGACTGCTGTGCCATTACCAAAGACCTACCGATGAGCCTTGACCCATGATGCCACCTTGACCGCCACCTACAGTCCCTATAGGACGAGGAGCGCCGTACCTAGTAGCACGTGAACGATACCTACTCGCCGTTGGACGGCGGGAAGGCTTACGATTCGGGGTCATTAAGTTCTTTTCCTTGGAACCTAGGGTGCTTAGTCATGTCATAAACATTGTCGTACTGAGACCCATCGCCTGTAGTGACCTTAGGGGTAGATGGAGGTTTGGCTCCAGCACCCCCTGTAGCCGTCTGAGGAGCACCCATAGTTGGATGCCATTGAGTAGGCACGTGCCCACCATGAGCAGTCTTAGGGTTCCCTACAGGGCGGTTACGGTGGTCAGTAGGTGACATTTAAATTAACGAGTGCCGGGATACTTTGCAGATTTGTAACTATCTGAAGCACGTACCTTTTCGGTAACGTCTGTGTAGTTATCAGTGTCAGCAGCAATCTGTGACCCACTTGGCCTGTCACCGTAAACGCCTGAAATATTACGGTCATTTTTGGTGTTGTTCATTTGACCAGTGGCAGTGGTGCCGTACTCATTAGTATGCTCTCCAGCGGTTTCAA